CAAGATGCACGGTGAAAACATAGCAGAGATATTTGCTTTGGAAGGTATTTATTGGACTAAGGCAGATAACAGTAGGATTATAGGTTGGCAGATAATGAGAGAGGCTATGCTAAATGCAGATGATGGGAAGCCAAAGTGGGTTGTCTTTGAAAGTTGTGCCAACATAATAAGATGCTTACCACTAGCCCAGTATGATGACAAAGATGTAGAGGATATGGCAACAGAGCCACATGAGATAACGGATGCTTTGGATAGTGCAAGGTACTTCTTAATGTCAAGGCCTGGCGCAAGAAGAGAAAGCAGGGTTATTGATACAACAAACTATACACCAACAGAGATTGAAGATTTCTTAGGTGGAAAGAATAGAGGCAGAGAAAGAAAACACGATAGTGTAGATAGGAGAAGAGTATGGAGATAATAACTATTTTAGGATTTATTATAGCTTTAGAATTAGGACTTTTACTATTTCACATGCCTACAAAAGAAAACATAGAAGAGATACTAAAGAAGAATGAAGGTGCACATACAACCCGCAGGGAAGTACATGGCACCTTCAAAACTCCTTTAGGCGACAGCTACAGAAAGAACACAAGAGGTTTGTATGTACCAATACAACCAAATTCTAAAATGCTAGATGGAGATGATGAAGAGTGAAATATGAACCAAGGCTAAACTTGGATGACCCTGTTCTAGGCTCTATGAATGATAGAGAGAACTTAGAGTGGGAAGAAAGACCAAAGACAGCCGAAGCTTTGTGGGCATACAGACAGAAGTTGTTTGGCTCAGCAGAAATGAAAGAGACCATAACAATGCTAGATAATTATAGAGCAGCCTATGAAGCCAAGGATAACCTAGGCTTATTCGATGAAATGGAGATTGCCGAGAGGTACTGGTCTGGAGACTTTGGCGTACCAGAAGACTATGATGACCCTGGAAGTAACACCAACATTATTAATACTAATGTAGAAACACAAGTAGCTTCAATGGTAGACCAATCAATAGACATAGAGCTAAAACCTTATGAGCCAGCAGATAAGCCGTATGTAAAGAAGGCAAGATTAATACTAGACCGTATCAAGGATGTAAATCATCTTCCAAAGAAGATTGAGAAGCATGAAAGAAAAAAGTGTAAGTTTGGTACAGGTATCTTAAGGGTAATGTATAACAAAGACCTAATAGATAAGATTGGATGCCCAGAGATAAAGGTATGTAATCCAGCCTATGTATATCCAGACCCTAACATAACTAATATAGAAGACTTACAAGAGGCGGAGTTCATTATAGAGACTTTGCCAAAATCTTTGTATTGGGCTGAAGAGAAGTTTGGAAAAGAAAGAGCATGGGCGATAGCTCCAGGGTATAACCCAATAGATAGCACGTTCGTATTCAGAGAGAACCATGAAGCAAACTATGATGTCGGAGGCGACCATTATCTACATATATTATATTGGTGCAAAACAAAGAGTGGAAAGCTAAGACTAATCCAGATGTCTGGATGCGGAATAATTTTATCTGATACAGAAGAGGATAAGGAGTATAACTACTTCACAGATGATGGAAGATATCCATACTTCTTTACTATAGACATGGAAAGAGAAGGAACAATCTGGGGAAAGAGTATCTGCTCATTATTGTTTAGCTTGCAAGATGAGATTGATGACTACACAAACATGATAAGAAGAAATGCAAGACTAATCGGAAACCCAATCAAGGTTGTATCTGTTCAAAGTGGAATAGAGATAGATAAGCTAGATAACACAGCAGGTCAAGTAGTACCTACTAATGATGTAAACGGTATGAAATACTTAGACCCACCAAACATGCCAGCCTTCATAGCACAAAGAAGAGCAGAGGCTATGCAAGAAAGGGTAATTATAAGCAGAGTATCAGACCAACAAGCAGGAATAAGACAAAGTGGAGTAAACACAGCAACAGAAAGTTTGAACCTAGCCCAAGCAGCGAATGTAGCAACAGATACAAGAAAGACAATGCTACAAGATACGCTTAATGAAGTGTTCAAGTATTGTTTTGAGCTTGCACTAAACTACTGGACTGTAGGCATGTTCTTCCAAGACGAAGATGAGTTTGAATACTTTAAGCCATCAGACTTAAAGAACATCCCAATGATGAAGCCAGCTACTCCACAATTCATAGAGAAGTTTATGGAGAATAACCCTGATGCAAACCCTCCAAAGTTTATGCTAAACAATAAAGAAAAACGTCAGGTTAAGTTCATATTTAACATACAGGTTGGAGCAGGTCTACCAACAAATAAAGCGGTAGCCTTTAACTATATATTAGAAGCTTACAAAGGTGGACTTTTAGATAAGCAAGAAACCAGAGAGCTACTAATAGAATACATTAAGCTACCAGTAGAGACCGTAGACAATGCAGTAATAGAATTGGAACAAAAGCAGATTGCATATCAATCAATGATGCTTGATACACAGATGGCCCAGATGTCTGCACCACAAATGCCTCAAATGCCACAGGGTAATATGGAAGGTGTAGAGGCTATGCAGGAGCAACCGATCTCAAGAGCAACAGCAGTAGCAAATCCAAGACCTAACACATTGTCTATCATGGAAGGAGAAAGGAACATAGTATGAGTGAAAGGATGATACTAGTAGGAGGCAACAAATGCCCTACTTGTGGAAAGATATTCAAAGCTGAACCACCTTTGGTGCCGAACTTGGATAGAGAGTTTTATGGCGGCAGAGTAAAGTTCTTTAAAGAAGTAGAGTGTGATTGCCAAGCAAAATACAAGCTATGTATTGAGAGAAAGTTCAGCTACAAAACAAGCGAAGAAGAGCTAAACGTAATCAATATGATTATAGAGAAAGTAGGAACTCCGCTTGAAGTATTAAGAAAGCAAGAGATGGATAAACTCCAAGAACAAGCAGAAGCAAAAGCAATAGAAGCAGTACACGAAGCAATAGTAGAGGGCGGAAACGTTCCAACACTAAAGCAAAGACAAGAAATAAAACAACAAACAATCTTAGCAACAATCTTAGATAAAGACACAAAGATTGAGACTTTGTGCGTGCATACAATTAAAGAGCTAAGAACAATGTGCAAGAGAAGAAAAATCAAGTTTAATGCAACAGAACCAAAGAAAGCATTAGCAGAAAAACTACTTGCATATGACCCATCAATGGTTGTCGCTAATCCTGAGGATTAGAGCAACATACATAGCTGTATGTCCTTTCAAGAGTACAAGCAGCGAAACCTGGGAAGACCAGGTTTTTATATGGCACCTAGTAGGTAATCCCTATACGGTGTCTCCTTACTAAAACCGATAAATTCAAACAATTTATCCTATTAAACCAAGGGCATCGCTCTCCGAAAATGCTTTTGGTAACTTTCAATTAAGGCAGGTGAAACTCCTGCCATTTTTAATGGGCTCAGATAGGCAGAACCCTAAAAAGAGCTCCTCCTTTCTTAAGTAAATTAAGAACAAAAGCAGTCATAGCCACTACCCAGAGAGGCTTTATATCTCTGGGTTTTTATGTAGGTTTAACTTGAAAAGTTCAAGGCTCGCCTGCTAAGCGAAGTGTACGAGTTATCGTATGTCGTGCAAGTCGACAGACCTACGCCAGACCGCCATGGTTATATTTTTGTGAATAGGGAAAGCTGCTGGAAAACCCTGACACAGACAAAGTAGCATGAGAAAAGACACTAGATAACTTAGTCGCTGTGGATTAGGAGAGTGGTGTCTTGGGGATTGTGATTGTGCAATCGGCCCATGCGAGGGAGGCATTATATCTCTCGTACCAAAGAGCATAGTCTCTTAATTTCGAGGACAAAACCTGGCTAAAAATGTTTTTGAGGTATCACACCTGGCTAAAAAGTGAAGAAAGGAACAACTATGTTTATGGAAGATGATGAAGAGTTTGACCTAGTTGGAGACACATCAGAAGAACCTGATGATGCAGCAGAAGAAGAGGTTAAAACTTCAGAAGAAGAACCAGCAGAAGAGGAAGAGACTGAAGAAGTTAAAGAGGCTGAAGCCCAAGAAGAGGAACCTGACGAGGAACCTAAAGAAAAGGACTGGAAGCACCAAGCCTTAGATGCTGAAAGAGCAAGAAGAAAAGCTGCTGAGAAAGAGCTAAGAGAATTAAAGGCTCAATTAGATGCAGAAAAGACTGCTAAAGAAAACGAAGACAAGGTCTTAAAAGAGCGTGAGGCTTACAAGAAGAAGATGCTTGAAGGAGACATTGTAGACGAAGAAGTGGCAGACAAACTTCTTGATGTGTTTGGAGACGATATTATCAAGAATAAGATTGCCAACCAAGCAAGAACAGAAGCAGAGAATTTTGACAGAGCTATTTCCGAGCTTAAGAAAGACGAACTATTCATGGATGCTGATGTTTACAAACCAAAAATAAAAGAGTTTATGGATAAAGGCTTAACCATAGAAGAAGCATACATGGCTTCAGTAGGTAAGGCTAGATTTTCTCAAATGAAGAAAGACTTAGAAGTAGAAGCAGAGCAAAGAATACTAAATAGTAGAGAAAAGGCAGACAGAATAGACGTAGGACACGCAGAAGCGAAGTCTGAGATTAAGCGAGGCAAATACACAAAGAGAGAGCAAGAGATTGCTCGTGAAACAGGTCTTACTGTAGAAGAAGTGCACAAGAGGTACATTAAACCTGGCGAAGTATTTTCTATAGAGGACATGGAAAATTTATAGAAGGAGTGAAAACAAATGAAATATCAAAGACTTAAATCTATTGATGGTAGCGGAACTATCATGAGATATTACGAACTAGCTGATAGCGAAGATGTTGCATACGCAAATGCTTTCTATGGCGTAACAGATAACAAAGCTGCAAAACTAGATGGAGCTGTAGGCGAGACAGTTGAATTAATCGGTTTCTCACATGGTGGTGGAAACTTAGCAGAAGGATTACTATTCCTAGACGTTAACCCAAGTGTTGTATACATGGGTATCTTAGAAGAAGCTGATACAGGCAGACCAGAAATCGGAAACGTAGTATTCGGTTATCAAAAAGTAATCGACACACACTATGACGGAGATGAAGGTGTAGACGGAAAAGGAACAAACCCAGGTGAATGGGGAGTTGAAACAATGGACAACCCATACTACTTGTTCACAATCGTACAACCAACTGGCACAGCATTTAGCGGAACATTAGATGATGGAGATGCTGGAGAAATCTCTGGAGGAAACTTCAAAGCTTATCCTGTAGACCCAGGTAGAGAAGAAGAAACACCAGGTGAAGGTGGAGACGATAATCCCTAGTGAAGGCTCAGGTACGGGCCAGACTAGTGTTGGCGGAGGCCATGGAAGAAGAGATTAATAAATAGAAAGGAATGATAATTAATGGCTACATTAAATAGAGAGAACTATGCTGATTTACTTTGGGTTAACTATACAAAGCTAATTGGCGAAGGTTACAAGAAAAAAGAAAAACAATATGACCAAGTTTTCAAAGTTCTTGATAGTGATAGAGCTTATGAAAGATTTTTACACATGGGAACATTACCACCATGGAGAAGAAACAATGAAGGTAATACATTCAATGAAAGTGAAAAAGTTGAAGGACCAGAGGTTACAATCTACATGCGTAGATATGACAACTGCTTCACTATTACTCATGAATACTGGATGGATAATAAGAAGGCTGCTATGCAAGGTAGAGTTGAAGGCAGAGGCGGACCTGTTGAACTTGGTGAAGGTTTAAGAAAGGTTTGCGAAATTGAAGCTGCAAGAGTAATCAACGAAGGCTTCACAGTAGCAGGATACGATGGTGTTCCATTGTTTGATGCTGCTCACCCTCTAGCTGGTTCTACAGCAACAGTTTCTAATATTGCTGCTCAAGGAAAAGAAGCTATGACAAACGATAACATGGAAGCTGCAATCACAGCTATGATTACAACACAAGTAGATGAAACAGGATACTTACTACAAGTAAGACCAGACAAACTAATCGTATCACCAGACTTATGGATGACAGCACAAAGAATTTTCTATTCTACACAAGTTGCTGGAAACAACTGGAACGATAAGAACGTTTTAGGTAACATGAAGATTATAAGAATGGATTACCTAGATAGCGGTATTTGGTTCTTACAAGATAGCTCATTCGAGAACCTAGTATTCTACTGGAGAGAAAGAGCTAAATTCGGTTATGAAAGAATACAAAAAACTATGGACTACTCATTCTATGGTTATGCAAGATTTGGAGTAGGCTACACAGATTGGAGAGGATTATACGGAGCTAAAATCTCTGGCTAGTCTTTAACAACGATACACCCCGCATGGCAATACAAGCTGTGTGGGGTCTTTTTTTATATAAGGAGGAATACAAATGAGACTACAAGATACTAAAAATGTAAAGGCGATGATAGATAGAATGAACGCACAAGGTGGAACAGAAGTAGTAGCAAACCCAGAGCTAGTAGGAGATGAAGCAGCCCTAACAGGATTAGAGGTAGCTGGAACAAAATACAAAGTTGGTGGGGATGCCAAATATATTTTGACTGGTGATGTAACTTGGATGTCAGGGGAAAAGGTTACTATAACAGATGAAACAAACTTAGCTACATTGAACGCATACAAGAGCGAAGTTGCTAATGGAGCATACCCAATAATAGGATTTACATTACCAGGAAACGCAACTGTATATACACCATTCCAAGCAACTATCGATTATGAAGAAACAATATATGGAGCCGAGGGAGACTATGTAAGGTTTATTGGCGTTGGCTTTGTAGATGTTACTGGAATGGCCAACACCTTCATAAAAGTAGATATTACCTATGGCGTCTCAGGGGAAGACAGAGTATGGACTGTTACTATAACACCATTAAGTGAGTAAAAGAGATGAGACAAAGGAAGTGATTAAGTGAGAAACATAGAAGCATTAAGAAATTACTTCTTAGGCAAAGACCCACAGCTTGAGGTTGTTTTGTCAGACAACTCTTTAAGGTTATGTGGGATAGAAGGAAAGCATTACATACTAAGAGGCGAGCTAATTAAAAGGCTAACAGACTTAAGAGAAGCTATGGAAGAAGCTGATGAAACATTACAAGCAAACATAGATGCAGAAGCTCTTGCACGTTCTCAAGAAGACAATGCACTAGATGGCAAGATAACTCAAGAAGCAACAACAAGAGCTGGAGCAGACGGTGCATTACAAAACGCTATAAATACTGTAGCAGGAAATTTGAGCACATTAGCAGGCAACGTATACACAAAAGCACAAGTAGACTACTTGATAAATGAGATACCAAAGTTTGACATAGAGATTGTTCAAAGCTTGCCAACACAAGATATATCAACAACTACAATCTATCTTGTGCCTAACGGAGATAATCCGCTATCTGGTAACGGATATGAAGAGTATATCTATATAAACAATAATTGGGAACTTATTGGAACCACCAATATAGATTTGTCAGACTACTACACAAAAGAAGAAGTGGATGAATTAATAGAAGAAAATAGCGACATAAAAGAACTAACAAGCCCAGTAACAATATGGGACTTAGAGGATGGCGTGTACCTACTACCTGCAAGTTGTGAAGTAAGATATGGCGGTGGGATGTATTGGCCTGCTTCGGCGGCATTACTATTTGTAGGCACAGAAAACGCAACTACTAAAAGATATTTTATATTTGATGGAAGCGGAACGCAAAACACAATAACAAACGGAAAAACTACATCAAGCTCAGGTACAATAAAATATTTTTCAGTAGGTTTAGACTATGAGGTTGCTGCTAACAAAACAGCCACTGCCCCAAACTCACAATCAACCAACACACAATATCCAACCTCTAAAGCTGTATACGATTTTGGGGTAAACAACTTTATAGGCAATAATGTAATTACAGACATTTGGCATGGCACACAAGCTCAATATGAGCAAATTTCCCCAAAGAGTGCTACAACATTATACCTTATAGATGAGGAGTGATGAACATGAGCTTAAAGTTAGGAAACTCAAGCGTTAAAACTCCTTATAGCAAAATGTATGTTGGTGATACTTTAGTATATACAAGCGAAGCTCCTACGCCATACACAGAAGTAAGCT